ACCCTTACTTGCTCTTAAACAGCACAGCCGCTGAAGTAACATCTACAGATTACATCGACACATACAGCGCAGGGTTTGAACTTAGTTCAACTGCACCAGCCGCTATCAATGCCTCTGGTGGCACATTCATATTTTTAGCAATTGCTTAAAGGACTTATATGCAAGTAAGAATTAGATCAACTGGTGCTGTAATGTATGAAGCAGAATTTCGTGCATACACTAAAGCCAATGGTGGCCCATCATGGGAGACAACTACAACTGAAATCCTAGACAATCTAGGTGCTGATGTAGTCTTTGAAGGCGCACAAGCTACAGGAGGTACTGTTTACCAATACTCTCAATCACAAGGTGTTGAGCAGATTGATGGTAAGTGGTACACAAAGTATGTGTTAGGCCCTACCTTTATCGATACTGTTGAGAATGGTGTAACTACTACAGCACTACAGCACGAAACTGCATACAAGGCTCAGAAGGATGCTGAACAAGCTAAGAGTGTTCGTGCTACTCGTGATGAAAAACTCAAAGATAGTGACTGGACACAAGTAGCTGATGCGCCTGTTGATAAAGCTGCATGGGCTACATATCGTCAAGCCTTGCGTGATGTAACTGCGCAAGATGGATTTCCTTGGACAATCACTTGGCCTGAGAAACCATGACAAACGAAGCAGTATCTACAAAAATAGCATCAGCAGCTACTTATGGTGGCTCTAGTGCAGCAGTAATCTTTGGTCTAACAGCTAACGAGTTTGCTGCTATTTCTGGTGTTGTGATTGCTATTTGTGGTCTATTGGTAAACATCTACTTTAAGCACCAACACTTAAAGATTGCAAAGAAGAACGCTAAACCTGACGAGCAAGAAAAATGATGGATTGGGCTGAAGCATTTATTGCAGCAGCCTGTGTTGTTTGTTTTGTGATATTTTGTAGTTACATCATAATCTGGGCGTTTCCATGATTCCATTAGACCCAATAGCAGCATTAGATGGTTTACAAAAAGCCATTGGGATGGTCAAGAAGGCTAGTAAGGTAGCCAATGACTTGGGTGGACTTGCGCCTATGCTTGGGCAGATGTTCAATGCCAAGAGCCAAGCTACTAAGGCAATGCTTCATGCCAAGCGTGATAAGTCTGGTAGCAACATGGGTACGGCACTTCAGATTGAGATGGCCTTGGAACAAGCGAGGGCCTTTGAAGAAGAACTAAAGATGTTGTTCATGCAGACTGGCAAGATTGATGTATGGAACAAGATTAAGGCTCGTCAAGCTGAGATGGACAGAGATGATGCTAAAGAAATAGCAGCATTAAAAGCAGAGGAAAAAAAAGCCAAGCAAGCCGAGCAAGAGCAGATGGAGATGGTGGCTCTTATTGGAGGAATTGCGTTCGTAATTCTTCTCGTTGGTATCGGCATAAATGAATTGATGGATTTCTGTCAAGCAACTAAACGCTGTGGTCGATGAATGAGTATCAGAAACAATTTGATACATTTCTTAAAGTATTTGTTCGCCTGTGTGTAGTTTGGTGGGTGCTTGGATTGCTACGCTTTTTGCCTGATGATTTGTCTGACAAGATAGTAAATAAGTTTCTTGCTTACTTAGGATTAGGATGAAAATATCAACTTATCAGAGCAATGCAATGATGCTCAGAGAATCACAAAGAGTATTGCATCAGCAGTATTTGGAATCTATGAAGCAATTGAATCTACAAGTTGATTACAGAAAGAAAGTTGAGCAGATAAAAACTCAATGGATAAAGCCTAACTCTGTGGATGTGTACGCATGAAATATTTACTGGTTGTTATAGCTTTTATGCTATCGGGCTGTGAAGACAGATACCGCTACAAGTGCCAGAATCCAGACTTCTTCCATGCAGAGGAATGTCAGAAGCCTAAGTGCTTATTTACTCAGCAATGCCCAGAATACTTAGTAGCACCAATCTTGGAGAAAAAAGTCAATGACGTCCAGCCAACACCAGAAAAATGAGCCATTGACAGCAGAAGCTATTGAAGTCCGAGTTTGGGGTTTTGTGGTTGTTGTTGTGACTTTGATTCTGTGCTTTATTGTGATTGCACTTTTGTACTCTGTGACATTTGTGACTCAACCAATCAAGAGCATGGCCCCGATTGACCAAGCCTATACCAAGATGCTGAACGACATTGTTCTGCTAATCGTAGGCGGTATCGGTGGTGTGATGACCAAGAGAGCAGTTGGCTCTGGTGCAAGGGCTTTAGGAGTGCCTCCAACTCCAGTACAGCCAATGTGTCAACCAATGGGTTATCAAGGCTCTATGAGTGGTTTTAACTCGTCCTATGCGCCTACGCAATCTGCGTATGGATTACCTAGCCAACCATTTGGTGCTATGCCTGTTTGGAAGAATCCAGAACTAGATGAATCGTGGACTCCTCCTCCTCCTCCGACTACGCCTCCAGATTTGCTAGAGGATGATGATGAGCGAGAGCAATTAGCACAAGCAAGAAAAGAGGCTGACTGATGTTTGGCATACCTTTACCCTATATTGCAATAGCTGTAGTTATTGCTTTGTTTGGCAGTTATCGTGGTGGTTATCACTTTGGCTGGTCAGATAGGGATAAAGAGATGCAAATAGCCATTGCCAAAAAGAATGAAGAAGCAAGGCAAACTGAGCAAAAGTTAACTGAAAAGCTAAACGAAAATGCAACCAAGTTACAGGAGACTACAAATGTCATCAATCAAAAGCAAACTGCTCTTGATAGGGCTATTAGGGCTGGCAGGGTGCGCTTCCCAACCACCAGTTGTCCACAAGCCTCCACAAATTCCTCCATTGCCTCCACAAATACAGAAGCAACCAGTCAACCTGACAGACAGGCTGACACAGCTTCTGATGCCGAGCGAGAAACCCTCGCAGCCATCGCAGAAATAATAGCACAAGGGGACAAAAACACAGCAGCGTTAAATGCTTGTGTTGACTCGTATAACCAGATGAGAGATTTGTTAAATGGTAAGTCCTGACCAACTTAAAAAAATGCACATAGACCCATCTTTAGCAGATGCGTTTAATGAAACATTTGATAGATTCGGAATTAGCACACCTGTTCAGCAAGCAAGTTGGATTGGTCAATGTGGGCATGAGTGCGGTAACTTTAAGATACTTGAAGAAAACTTGATGTATCGTGCTGCTACGCTTTTGAAGTTGTTTCCTAGAACACCAAAACGAGCATGGGGTTTCACACCAGAAGAAGCTACTGCCTACGAGCGTCAACCACAGCGCATTGCCAACAGGATTTATGGCAATCGTATGGGAAACAGGGATGAGGCTAGTGGGGATGGTTGGCGTTTCAGAGGCTCTGGATTTCTCCAACTGACAGGCCACGCAAATTTCTTTCACGCAGGTAAAGCCTTGGGTGAAGACTTTGTTATGCAACCAGAGTTAGTCAGAACACCTAAATACGCTGCTATGACAGCAGGATGGTTCTGGCAGACACACAAGCTAAATCAGTATGCTGATAGCCGTGATTTTGTGATGATGACTAAAAAGATAAATGGAGGCATCATTGGTTTGGATGACAGAATCAAACATATCAATCATGCCTTGGATATATTAAGCTGATTCTTTGACAAAGATTCCCTCTTTGGTCAGATAGCCTTTTCTATTTTTAATCTGCTCGTATGCGCCTTTAAAGCACTCTACGAGGTCTAAATCTGCACAGGCGCAACCCATGACTAGGGTAACGAGAATATCTCCGTATGCGTCTTTCATTTCTTCTCTGTCGCCTTTAGCGATAGCAGCATATAACTCGTCTAGTTCTTCAAGCGTTTTCTTTGCTTGAGCAGCAGGAGTAGAGTTCTGCACAATTCCTCGTGCTTCGCCCCATTGTATGACTTTCATTTCAACATTTGCGTAACTCATTTGATAGCTTTCATAATTCGTTGTTTTTTACCAGAGCGTCCCTCTTTAGTTCCAGTAATCTCAATGTAGCCTTTGTTTAACAAGGCACGATAGCGAGGAGTGATTGATGAGTAACGATGCTCTGGCAGAGCCTCCAGCACTTCATCTGAAATACACCCATCAGGAAAGCCCTTAATCGCCTCGTAGACGATTTGTTCTAGCTTGTTGGTATCAACTGCTTGCGCTGCTTCTACAGAGGTTTCTGGGCTGTCTTTTCGTGCCAACTTAAATGCTGGTGTTCCAAAGATTTTCTCAAAAGCACTTTTCATATCCATGATTTTCCTTTAGGTGAGGGCTACTCACATTCGTCCGACATTGCTGTCTGCTTTCGCCCTCGTAAACTTAAAATTCTGTTTTAGTCAAAATGGGAGGTCTGCATCGTATTCTTGTTTAATACCTTTCTTTGGCTTATTCAAAGAAGCATCAGCGTTCTTACTTTTGACAGACAAAGACATAAATTTATTTCCATCTTTGCTTAATTTAATCCAAGCAGATAGCCAGTATTCTGTCCCATCTACATTGATAGACCCTTTGTAATCGGGAAACTTGGCATCGTCTTTGCGGTCATTCTTAAAGAGTGAGCCTCTGTTTGTATTATCGTATTCCATTTTATAACTCCTTGGCTTTCTTCAAAGCACTTCTTACTTTACTAGGAAGCAAAGTCCACAATGCTATTTTTTGTTCAGCATCTAGGTTCTCAGCTTCCAACTTCACCCAAGCTGTCTTAGGTTCTTCTTTATCGCAGAGAGCAATTAAATCAATTGCTAACTCTTTGAGATAAATCTGTTCGTCTTCTGGGATGCTATCCATTGCACCTTGTGTTGGTGTAATTATTATCTTTTCTACTGGTGCATCATCATCTGGCAAGTCTTGACCAGCATAGATGTATAGCCCAAGTCCATGCAAGCCAAGTGCTTTGGTCATGCAGCGCATAATGGCTGTGTTAACCGCAAACGCATCACACTCAACCCGATACTCTTTGCCATACTTAGAAACTGCTGTATAGCCTTTTAATGGGATTGCTTTGTTGCTTGAGTCCATAACTGGCAACTGACAGGTCATTGGCTTGTCAAACATAGTAACTGTCACCCAGACCATTGCTGTGCCGTTAATCTCCATGTAGCATTTTTCGCCAAACATCTCTACCTTGTAGGTGGCTTTAGGGTCTGCTTTGAGAGCCTCTGCCCATGCCCAAGCCCATGACAAATAGGTTAGGTTTTGTTTCTTTTCAGTATGCTCGTTAACATTTAACTTAAGTAGTGCTTCAATTGACATTTCATTCTTCCTTTAAATATTCTTCAATCATTGCTTCTTTGTCTTCCTCGTATAAATCCTCGAAAGGTACGAAGTGGTTTTCTCCACAGCATGAGCCGTAGGTCTTAGGGTTGGTGCAGTAGCAGCAGTAAGTACCATGCGACAAGTCCTTGATAGCGTCTGCTCTGGTAATCATTGCAGTCTTTCAACATTCTTGGCTACAAGCCATTTGTCACCTAGTCTGCGTACAGACTTCACCCATTGCTTTTGATAGGCTCTGATGACTTCTGGAGGTGCTTCATAGGTGCTGAATATCTTACGCACATGAGTTAAGAATCGTGTGTTCATGCTTCTTTTGCTTTTAAAACAAGTTTTTTAACTTTGTAAACAAATTTTTTAGATTTGCTATCTTTATTTTTGGCTACTGTTTTTGCTTCTTTTAATGTGTCAAATACACCACAAATTTGATATGCTGTGTGATATGCAATAAAAGATTGCCAAAGAAAACGATTGGTAATTTTGTGTCTTGTAACAAGATAAATTGTTATCACTATTACCCCCGCCATGCCAGCATTACGCCAATACCGCCAAAGATGATGACTGCCAATGTCCACTCAATCAGCGTTTGAATAATCTTACTTTTCATTTGGTTCTCCTTAAAGACCCTTGCGATCTGCTTGGGCTGAGATGAAGTATATCAAAGTAAACGATATGTTTACTAGGTGATTTCCCTTAGATCAACAATTTGTTGACTTTGCTATACTCCAAGGATGGAAAAACAAACAGCTATCACACTTGCTGGCTCACAGAGTGAGCTTGCTCGTATCCTTGGCATAACTAGGGCAGCAGTCAACCATTGGAAGACTATTCCCTTGTTACGCCTCTATCAACTCAAAGAACTTAAACCAGAGTGGTTCAAATGAAAAGCAGAATTAACTTTTACTTTGAAAACAAGTCATCAATGATGCTTCATTTGCAATTTGCGACAGAGAACGTCTCTTTGGAAGACTCATTGCATCAATTGATTTGGTATCACTTCTACAAAGACAGAGCGTCAAAAGTGTATTTTCAAATGACCCACAAAGAACGAGAAACACTCCACAAGTTAATGATCTTATGACCCAAGCACAAGTTATCAAAGCCCTCCAGAATGGCTCACTCACATCTCACGAAGTAGCAAACCTTACTGGTATGCCACAAGCCACAGTCCTATGTACTGCCAAGACGCTACGCAAACAAGGTAGATTGACTACAGAGCAGGTCAAGGTAGGCAGACATTGGGTTGCTCAGTACACCTTGGCTGACCATGAGGTAGAAAAGCTAGACAGCAATGTAAAAATCATCTGTGGCATCAAGACCTATGGCATTTTCTCAAAGGCTGAATATGCCCAGATGAAGGCACAAGCTACTCGATTGCTTGGCAAACCTGCAAAAAAAGAAATCACAAATAATCAATTCATTTAACTATACAGTAGGCTTTTTTAAGTTTACAATTATTTGAAACACGGCTAGGTACGAAGTCATGAGCGTACCGAAAAGGGTTCACCCTTTCCCCTGCCGATTGTTTCTCATCAAAGGGCGTTTTAAAGCGGTGAAAACTATGCCAACTAGGTATTTAAAATCTGGTATTCGTGACAGCGAATCCATCGAAAACTTATCTCCAATTGCTGAAAATCTTTACTATCGTTTACTGGTAACAGTTGATGATTTTGGGCGTTATGACGCTAGACCAGCAATGATTAAGGCTGCTTGCTTTCCAATAAAAGATAGCATAAACGCAGCAAAAACTGAGGCTTTGCTTAAAGAACTTGCACAACATGGATTGATTGAAATCTATGTTGACAATGACAAGCCTTATTTGCAAATGACCAAGTGGGACAATGTTCCTCGTGCAAAAGAAAGCAAATACCCAACAAATCCGCACAATGCCATACAAGTGTATGCAGATGTATGCAACACACATACAGATGTACCTTTAACTAAAACAGAAACTAAAACAAAAACCGAAACTAAAACAATAGATGCGCCAGAAGGCGTTTCACAAGAAGTTTGGGATTCTTTTGTTAAACAAAGAAAAGTTGCTCGTGCTGTGATTACCGAAACTGTCATCAAGACAATTAGGTTTGAAGCTGAGAAGGCTGGCTGGACTCTTGAGAAAGCATTGGCAGAGTGTGCTGCTCGTGGATGGAGAGGATTTAAAGCTGATTGGGTAATGGCTAAACCTAATCCTGCTGACAACATCAGGCTCACAGTTCCTGCATCAAATGAGCCTGACCCTGCATTGTTAAAAATTAAACAAGATGAGAAAGTAACTCGTCCTCCAACACCTGAAGAACTTGCAATCTTTAATTCAATCAGGAGAAAAGCATGAATTTTTTAGATTCTTACCCAACAGAGTTTTATGTTTCTGATGTTGGATATTTAGTTTTAAAACAAGAATGTTTTGGTTGTGGTTATGAAACACAATTTTTAATTACTCCTGAACAAACAAAAATTCTTATGAATTTATTGCCAGACTTGGTAAAACAACAAACCGAAAGATGGACAGGGGTTTACTCTCCTTCTGACGAATGAGCCACTACGAAGCAATGAAACTACTGGACAAGGTGCGTGAAGGCGTACCAGTACCACTACACCTTATAAACAAAGCATTGGAATTAACTGGTGACTTACTCACGCAAGACGATTGAAAACCCAAACGATAGGGTAATTCTTGAGCAAGCAGAAGCAAGGGAACTCTATCGTGCTTGGCAATCTAGCAAAAACTCAAACCTGATTCGAGCAAGACTTGAACGAGCAGAACGAATCTATGGCTCTGGCTCACGAGACAGAATCCGAGAATATATGGCACAAATGAGAGAAGGGACACTCGAATGACATTCATGGTCACATTTAAGGTTGATGGAAACCCTGTTGGAAAACAAAGAGCAAGGTATGTCAAACGTGGGAACTTTGTACAAACTTACACACCTGAAAAAACTAGAACTTACGAATCTTTGATTAAAGATGCAGCCATCGAAGCAATGGGAAGTTCCGAGCCACTAGAAACTCCAGTAACGCTTTATCTATATATCAGAGTACCTATGCCTAAGTCATACTCAAAAAAACGCATAGAGGCTTGTTTAAATGGCTCTGAGCAACCAATAAAGAAGCCAGATGCCAGCAACATTCTGAAAAGCGTAGAAGATGGTATGAATTCTGTCGTTTACAAAGATGATTCGCAGATTGTGAATATCCATGTAACTAAGGTTTACTCAAGTCAAGCTGGTGTGGATATTTGCGTAAAGGAGTGCCTCCAATGAAAGCACCTTACAAAGCTATTGAATTTATTCTTGAGAACGCACCAAAGTATGCCCAAGCCAAGGCTCAAAGAGTCTATCTGGAGGAATTCAGAAAAACTAAGAAGGCTTTATTGATGAAAGATGCTTTAGTCAGAGGGATTGATTCTGCTGTGGCTCAAGAGCGTGAAGCCTATGCGCACCTTGAATATGCTGATTTACTCAAAGGATTGATGGTAGCCATCGAACAAGAAGAAACTCTAAAGTGGAAGCTGACTGCTGCCCAGATGAAGGCTGACATTTGGCGTTCTGAGCAAGCAAGTGAGCGTCTTGGCGTAAAAACAACCGAATAAGTATAAACACCTAGTAAATATCTTGTTTAGTTTGCTATACAATCACTACAGCCCAAGCAATTCGCAAGGGTACTTTTAAGGATTAAGCAATGAAATACGAATTTGACACAACTGTTGGTGAAGGCTCTGTAGTGGTTACTGTTGTCATGGAATACGACACAGATTCAGAAGGCATCTATGGCGAGAACATTGAAGAAATCTGGTTTGAAGGCAGAAACGTAATTGGTCTGTTCTCTGCTGAACAATACAAAGAACTTGAGATAGAAGGCTGTATGCGTCTTTCTAAACACATCTTGGATGAAGCAGACCACTCTGCATCTGTTGACTACGACATGAGACACATTTGATGACACAAGATGAAATCATTGAGATGGCTAAACAGGCAAACGCTGGAATGTTGCATGGCGGAGAATATTCATTATTTGGAACTGACGCAATTGAACGCTTTGCCAAGCTAGTAGCACAACATGAACGTGAGGCGTGTGCAAAGATTGCAGACCAGTATGTTGGACAAGACTTAGAACATAACTTTTCTGCTTTGGTAGCACACAACATCCGAGCAAGGGGACAAGTATGAACATCACTATTTACAGTAAATCTGGCTGCCCTAATTGCGTGACAGCCAAGTTATTGCTTCATGCTTTAAATCTTGAATACAAAGAAATAGACGTTGAGACTGGTGACAGGTTTGCTAACTTTGTTGCGAACTATCCAGATGCTCGTCAGATGCCCCAGATATTCATCAATGACCAAAGAGTAGGTGGTTTGGCAGGGTTACAGGCTGCTTTAAAGAAGTTAGGAATGACATGAAAGACGAAGCAACTCAAGAAAGAATTAAAGAACTTCTTGAATACCAAGATGGAAATCTATATTGGAAAACATCAAGAAAAAATTGGATTAAGTCTGGTCAATTGGCTGGTTCTATTTCTTCAAATGGATACATAAATATTCGTATTGATAACAAGATGTATAAGGCTCATAGAATAATTTTTATGTATCACCATGGTTTCTATCCTGAAATGGTTGACCATAGAAATGGTGTAAAAACAGACAACAGAATTGAAAATCTGCGTGCTTGTACTCGTTCTCAGAATTTACAAAACAGACATCATCTTGATGGAAAACGAAATACTTATAAGAAAAATGGAAGATTTGGTGTAACTCTAACAATTAACAAAAAACAATTGCATCTTGGTTATTTCGATACTCAAGAAAAAGCATCGCTTATTGCAAAAGAAGCAAGAAAACAATATTTTGGAGAGTTTGCATGAACAAGGATACTGCGTTACGCCTTGCATTGGAGGCGTTGGAGGATACGGTCAACGGTTGCATTTGCAGGAATTGCATAAATCAAGTTAAAACCATCACCGCCATTAAAGCCGCACTAGAAGCAAAGGATGAGCCTGTGGTATGGAATGAAGGCGTGCCTGCAATGTTGCCGAAACAAAAAGAAGGTGAAACATTTATCGTGTCTTATGAACCAAAACTAGAAGCGAAGGATGAGCCTGTGCAGGAGCCTTGGGAATCCGAAATGCGTAATGAACTTGTCGCGCTTGGGTTTGATGGGCAGTGCCCCGAGAGCATTGGAATCACTCTCAAGAGATGGCGCGATGGCTATGCCGCAGCACAGCGCAAGCCGCTGACGGATGAGGAGATTCAAGACGCTTTGGAGGTTGAGTTTCTTGGGTCTGATTTAAAAAGGAATTGGCAAGACGACTTGCGGGTCGCCCAAGCCATCGAAGCCGCACACGGCATTAAGGGGTAAGACATGAGTAAATGCCAATGTGATTTAAGAACCAAACTTGTAGGCGATGGATGCCGATACTGCAACGCTCAAGAGTACATAGATAAGTTGATTGAAGCGCTTGAAGAACAGCGCACATGGGTTGGGCTGACGGATGAGGAAATTCAATATTGCGTTGAACTCAAAAACCCAGAAGCAATTGCTGAAGAGGTTGAAGCCAAACTCAAGGAGAAGAACAGATGAGTAAAGGTTCAAGTCCAAGACCTTTTAAGGTAAGCAATGAAGAATACTCTAATCGATGGGATGCTATTTTTGGTAGAGACAATGAGAAAAAGAACAAAACGCAAAATGTGGAATCTGATCGATCCGATCCAACACGCAATAGTGGGGGCATCGATAACCCACAGGGAAAAGTTGGACAAGCTACGAATGATGGAGTACTCGGCACTTGAGGCTATTACGAAGGGTAGTGGAACTATCCATGACTGGCGTACTCTAGTTGATGTACTAAACCTGTCAGAGTGCATGGGACGAGGAGGCATAGGTGGTGAAGTATTGCCAGTATGTAAAAAAGCACAAGATGCCCTCCATCAAGCTGCTATTCGCTATCAGGAAACCAAAAAGATGGGTTTAAGTGGTGAGGGTATCCAAGCCATCAGAGATTTAATTGAATATGCAGACTTACAGCAGTCCAGTATCCCAAGAAGTGAGTTTGAGAGATATATTCAGAAAACAAAAGACTACATTCGGTCACATGGCGATAAGGTGGTAGAGATTGAATAACAACCCAACCAAGCGTGAGAGACTGCACCTAGCAAGGATAAAAGAACTTCCTTGTGGTGTGTGTGGTCAGTCTGCGCCATCAGACGCACACCACATCAAACAGCATCACCAGTACTTATGTATTCCGCTTTGCAAGGACTGCCATCAGGGTAGCTTCAATGGAATTCATGGTCAGGCTAGGATTTGGTCAGTCTATAAACAGGACGAAATGTCGGTTTTAAACGAGACACTTGCAAAACTTATTGGATAAGTTAAAGTGGTGACACCAAGTTGCCATTTGGTTTTCCGAGGGATTGAGTTCCCTCTTTTTTTGTGCGAAAATAGTACAAACTCCATGAGGACAACCATGTCTGGATTACTTGAGCCATCTGTAAAAATTGAGATTGAAATTCAAAGCCAAGAGAAGAAGGGCGAAGCCTGTCCAGTAGCGACAGGTGATATTGCTGTCAATCTTGAGAATCGTGAGAAGGCGATTGAGAAGGCGAACTATGGGCCAATGAATCCCAATGAAGCCAACATGACTTACTGGCGTGAGATCAGTAAAGCATGGAGAAACTCCCCAGAACAAGCCAAAAAGTCTCGTTGCGGTAACTGCGCTGCATTTATCCAAACTCCTAAGATGCTTGCTTGCATCGAATCAGGCTTGGATGACAGCGAGATGGACGCATGGGAAGTCATTGATGCTGGTGACTTAGGCTATTGTGAAGTGTTTGACTTTAAGTGTGCTTCCAAGAGGACTTGTGAGGCATGGATTAGTGGTGGGCCAATAACCGAGGAAGAAAATCATGGGAACAACGAATCAACAGGCTCTGGAGATGATGCAGAAACTTATGCAGAAGAAGACTAAACCCATGCCCGAGCGTGGTGAGCGTACTGCAAAGAACAAAGCTAAGAAGCCTAAAAAATGAACGGCTTGTACGCTAACATTCATGCGAAACAAAAACGCATTGAAGCGCAAAAGGCTGCTGGAAAGACTCCAGAGCGTATGCGTAAGGTTGGCTCGAAAGGTGCGCCAACTGCGAGTGCGTTTAAGCAAGCAGCTAAGACTGCTAAAAAGAAATGATTAAGCGAGGCTCTGAGCAATTCTCAGGCTATAACAAGCCTAAGAGAACTCCTGACCATCCAACCAAGTCTCATGCTGTATTGGCTAAGTCTGGTGAGGATGTAAAGCTTATTCGCTTTGGTCAACAGGGCGTTAAAGGCTCTCCTGATGGCAGTAAGCGTAACGAAGCATTTAAGGCTCGTCATGCTGAGAATATTGCCAAGGGTAAGATGAGTGCAGCATATTGGGCTAACAAAGTGAAGTGGTGACTAACATGAAAATGACAAAAGCTGGTCAGAAAAAAGTTGGCAAGGTGATGGGTGAGTACAAAGAAGGTACTCTGCACTCTGGCAAAGGTGGCAAGGTTGTAAAGAGCCGTGACCAAGCTATTGCCATTGCTATGTCAGAAGCTGCTAAAAAGATGGGCAGGATGAAATAATGGCAAGCCTTCTTGATTCCGCTTTAGGATGGATGCAAGACCCAAAACGCACTCAGCAATTGCAGGGTGTAGGTAAGGCAATCCAACAAGGTCTGCTGAACATCGAGCAGTCTGACAAGCGTTATCAAGATTTATATGACAAAGCCTTTGGTGATCCAAAAAGCCCATTCAAAGTAACAGACAAGAAAGCACTATCTCAGCTAACCGAAATGACCCAAAGTGGTCTGCTTGGCATGGCTGAAGTTGGTATGTTTGTTGGTGCTGGCTCTAAGGCATTTGACAAAGCTATGGCTTTTACAGCGTCTAAGATGGAGAAGAAAGGCGCAACACCACAGGAAATCTGGAAAGAAACAGGTACTGTGCGTGGGCCTGATGGTCTGTGGAGACAAGAGATTAGCGATAAAGAAGCTATTGTCAAAGGTACTAAGCCATTTGGAGATGTAATTTTAGGCGCTTATGACAAAGGTGTTTTAAAAACTGCTAACCAGCCTAATAAAACCAATGTTCAAGATGTTTTTCAACATAATGCGCTTAAAGAAGCATATCCAGAGTTAATGGATATTGAAACACGAATGTTGCCTATAAGTTCTGATGCTCGTGGAACTCTTAGACAAGACATAATGAACAAACAGCCAGTTCTTGAAGTAAGAAAAGACTTATCACCAGAGGACGCTAGGTCAACAATGTTGCATGAGTTGCAACATGGAATTCAAGAATCTGAAGGTTTTGCTGCTGGTGGTAATGCAGAAACAATGGATAGATTGATTGGTAAGGCTAAAGAACGAGACTTTCTTATCAAACAATCAGATGAATGGAAGTCTGCAAATGACTTGGTAAACAATGTTTATGATAAGTATTTTGCAGGACAGTTGAATTTAGATGAATTAAAACTTGCTGAAAAACAATTGCAAGAGCAATATCCAATTCTTAGAGAGCAAATAACTGCTTCTGATACAGCAAGAAAAATTGGCGATGACCCTGTAGATGCGTATAAACGACTAATGGGTGAAGCAGAGGCTAGGCTAACTCAAACACGAAGAAACCTAAGTCCAGAAGAAAGAAGACAGTATTTTCCTTTTGAGTACATGAATTTTGAAAGAAATCCGTATGGATTGGATGTATCTCCAGAACAACTGTTAAACTTAGATACACGAGGAAACCTAATAGAAAAAGGTTTGCTAGGTCAGTAATTACTAACTTAACCTTGACCAACCCTAGAGGAGTCAAACACAATGGCTGGAAGACCAATAAACAAACTACATCAAGAGGATGTGCGTAAGAAAATCCAAGTAAGTCAATTACTAAATGTCTTGCAAAATCATGCACTTGGTATAAGTGAAGACTTAAGTCCTACAAGGATGAAGGCAATAGAGATTCTGTTGCGTAAGTCTATGCCTGATATGGCATCTGTGACAGTAAGTGGAGACTCAGATCAACCACTTCAGCATATTGTCACATGGGCGAAATAATCGAAATACCCTATAAGCCAAGAACACAACAGCTTGCTATCCATGACTTGATGGATGAGAAGCGTTTTGGTGTTGTTGTTGCTCACAGGCGCATGGGCAAGACTGTCTCTGCGATTAACCACATCATCAAGGACGCTATCCTTAACCAAAAGGAAGCACCTAGATACGCCTATATAGCCCCGACATATGGACAAGCTAAGAGGGTAGCTTGGGATTATCTAGTGAAGTATGCAGACCCATTGGGAGGCTCTAGCAATATCTCAGAGTTGCGAGTTGACTTCTGGGGTAGGCGTATCCAGTTATATGGCTCTGACAATCCTGAAGCCTTGCGTGGTCAGTACTTTGATGGGGTAATCCTAGATGAGATTGGTGACCAGAATCCTAAGATTTGGACAGATATTATTAGACCTGCACTAGCCGATAGAAAAGGATGGTGCTTATTTATCGGTACACCTAAAGGCCATAACCACTTCAAAGAACTGCGAGACAGGGCAGAAAAAGAAGAAGGTTGGGGATTGCTAGAGTTCAAAGCCTCTGAAACAGGGGTGGTTGATGAAACAGAACTGAAGGCTGCTCGTAATGAGATGGGCGAGGATAAGTTTCGCCAAGAGTTTGAATGTAGTTTTGACGCTGCTGTAGAAGGTTCGTACTATGGGCAAATCCTGAACGAACTGGAAGACAAGAAGCATATGCAAGAGATTCCCAGAGAGGAACTAAGCCGTACATTTACTGCTTGGGACTTGGGTATGGGTGACTCTACATCTATCTGGGTGGCTCAATTAGTGGGTACTGAGGTGCGCCTAATCGACTATTACGAGAATCATGGCGTAGGACTAGACCACTATGTAAAGTGGATTCGAGATAACGACTACACAAAAGCAGAGCATATCTTGCCCCATGATGTAAGGGTTAGAGAGTTAGGTTCTGGAAAAAGCCGACTAGAGATGCTTGAGGAGGCAGGACTAGAGATAAAGATTGCGCCTCGTATGGGCTTAGATGATGGTATTCAAGCTGTTCGTAGGTTGCTTCCAAGGTGCTGGTTCAATGTACCAAAGGTGCAAACAGGTCTGAATTGCCTGAGAAACTACCGCAGAGACTACGATGAGAAGCGTAAGATTTTCTATGAAAGACCACTTCACGACTGGTCTTCTCATGGTTCTGACTCATTCCGATACTTAGCCCTTGGACTTGATGAAGGTCACAGTACATGGTCTAAGCCGATTAACCAAACACCGAAATGGATTGTCTAATGTATTTAATGCCTCAAGGGGTAAATCTAGCCCCAAAAGTAAAAGAACTTGAAAAGCGTGTCGAACTGTTGGAAAATATGATAAAAGAGTTAAAATTGGACAAACCCCGAATGGGACGCCCTCCAAAGGACAAAAATGCAACAGAACGAACTGAAGTCAATCCTCCAAGCAGAGATTGATGATGCTATTGGCTACATTGAAACTGAGACTGTTGACCAGCGCAAACAGGCTCTGGAGGCGTATCTCAGACAGCCATATGGCAATGAGGTGGAGGGCAAGTCTCAGATTGTTACTGGAGAAGTAGCAGAAGCCATTGATGGCGCACTTCCTAGCTTAGTTCGTATCTTTACAGGATCAGACAATATCGTTGTCTTTGAGCCACAAGGCCCACAAGACGAGGCATCTGCAAAGCAAGCTACAGACTACTGCAATTGGGTCTTCACCAAGGACAATGCAGGTGTAGCTATTCTGCATGACTGGTTCAAAGATGCCTTGATGCAGAAGAACGGCATTGTTAAGGCTTATTGGGAAGACAAAGAAGACCTAACAAAAGAGCGTTACTTTGATCTGTCTGATGACGAATTGGCTATGCTGATGAGTGATGAGACGATGGAGATTGTCGAGCAAGATACGACAGAATTCCCAATCTTTGACCCAATGGGACAGCCAGTAGTAGACCCTATGGGTATGCCTGTCATGGGTTCTACGCACAATGTCGTAGTCCAAAAGCGTAAGAAATCAGGCAAAGTCACGATTGAGAATGTTCCTCCAGAGGAGTTCTTGATTAGCAAGAAGGCTCGTACTATTGCTGACAGCCCATTCGTAGCACATCGTCAGATGTTGACTCGTAGTGATCTGATTGCTATGGGCTTCAACAAGAAGCAAGTTGAATCCTTGCAGATGGATGATGCTCTAGCCTACACACCAGAGCGTGTTGCTCGTTATTCAGCAGGTGAGCAGCCTTACCAAGTCCAGACTGATGACCCTTCAATGCAAGAGATTGAAGTGTTCGAGTGTTATGTCAAAACTGATATGAATGGCAAAGGTGTTGCTACTCTGACTCAGGTTTTCTACGCTTCAAACGAGATTCTGCAAGACGAAAAAGGCAAGGAAATGATTGAGGAAGTGGACTATGTTCCTTTCCACTCAATCTGTCCTATCCCAATCCCACACAAGTTCTTTGGTAACTCACTTGCTGATCGCACTACTGATCTGCAACTGATTAAGACCACTATCACTCGTCAGATGTTGGATAACTTATATCTGACAAACAATGCACGAGTGGTTGCTGTTGAAGGTCAAGTAAACCTTGATGACTTGCTCACATCTACAGCAGGTGGTGTTATTCGTGCCAAGTCACAGGGTGCTGTGCAACAGTTGGTTGTGCAGAATGTGGCTCAAGCTGCTTTCCCAATGCTTCAGTACTTGGATACAGTCCAATCTAAGCGTACAGGCGTATCTGATGCTTCACAGGGTTTAGACCCTGCTATCTTGCAAAACGTGACCGCTGCTGCTGTAGCTTCTATGCAACAAGCTGGCGCAGGTAAGATCGAACTAATGGCTCGTATCTTTGCTGAGACAGGCGTTAAGTCTTTGTTCCAAGGCATCTTGCATTTGCTGTGCAAGTACCAAGACAAGGCTCGTATGGTGCGTATGCGTGGCGAATTCGTAGAGTTTGACCCTAGAACGTGGGCTAACCAATATGATGTGTCTATCAATGTTGGTTTGGGTGCTGGAAATCGTCAAGAACAGATGGCTATGTTGTCAATGGTTCTGGCTAAACAAGAGCAGTTGATTGCTCAATACGGCCCTGCCAATCCCTACGTTTCCCCTGCTCAGTATCGTTCTACTTTGGGACGCATGGTTGAGATTGCTGGCTTTAAGGATTCTTCTGAGTTCTACAAGCCAATCACACCAGAGCAAGACCAGATGCTCTCGAATCCTCCTCCACAAGAGCAACAGATGCCTCCAGAAGTACAGGCAATCATGGCTCGTACTCAAGCAGAGATTCAAGCTAACCAAGCCAAGGCACAAGCTGACATTCAGTTGAAGCAACAGCAGATGCAGATTGATACAGAGATGGCGCAACAGAAAGCTGCTGCTGAGATGCAGATGATGCGTGAGAAAGAATTGGCTAAGTTGCAACTTGAGCGTGAGAAACAACAGGCTTACTTTGCAATGAAGCAACAAGAGTTTGAAGCAGAAGCCCAATTGAAAGCAATGAAGATTGGTGCTGGTATTACATCTAATGTAGAGATTAAAGGTTAATCATGGCAATTTCTGATGCACTTGCTTGGCGGTTAAACAATGGTGGTACTGCTGATGACCTTTACAACGACATTCGTACATTCTTAGCGTCTAGTCCTGATGCTGCTGCTACTCAGGAAGCAATGCGTCAATATGGCATCTCTGGTGAGGATGTAGCTGCTGCAACTGGTGGTAAGTCAGGTGGTATTCTTGGTGGTAACATCATGGCAGGTGCTAGTTGGAACAGTACCAATACAGCATTGCAAAACGCTTTAACCGAGGCTACTGGACAGCAAACAGCTAACTATGCTGTAGGTGGTTCTACTACTGCTGACACTCTTAACCAACTTAATACATTCTTGGCAGGTGGTGGTCAGTTTGACCCTAATGCTACTGTTTACTTGCAAGCTGGTGGTGTTGACTTTATTACTGGTGTAGATAAAGGTGTTGTTAAAGACAATCTAAACCAGATCGTTAAGACTTTGGGTGACCAAGGTGTTAATGTTGTCTTGACTGGATCACCTTATGCTAAGTCTATTGATGATGTTATCAACAACAACTTTGATCCTAAAGTTGACCAGATTTTTAATGATGTTGCCAAAGCTAACTCTAATGTTGCTCTAGTTGGAACACAAGGCGAGATCCTCCAGAATAAAGCTTTATTAGTAGATGCCTTGCATACCAATGCTGAAGGCACAGCTATCTACAATCAGTCAGTTATTGATGCTTTGTCTCAGTTTAAGAATGAAGTTCCATCTAGTACGCCACAAGCAATTGCTCAAGTACAGAAGACAAATACTGTAGATACAACTCCCCCAGTTATTGTTCAGGCTGCTTCTAATCCCGTGGTTGCTCAGACATTGGCAACTACAGTTGCCACAACTCCTAGAGCAATTCCTACTGCTCGTGGTACTGTCATTGAAGGTGATGACATTGAAGAACAAATTGCTGGTGTTCCTCAAGTTGTTTATGAAACACGAGTAGACCCAAATAATAAAGCCAATTGGGAAACATACAATCCTAAGACTGGCGAAATTATTGACTCAGGTACATTTGCAGGTGGCGGTGACCAAGGCTTGTTAAGGGCTGCTGCACCTGTTATTGGTTTGGCTGCTTCTACAGTTGGTCTACCATTTATTACAAATTTGCTGAGTGGTGCAACAGGTCTGACAGGATCAGCTTTGTCTGGTGCTACAGGCGCAACCATTGGTGCTGGCACACAAGCTGTAACAGGTGGTAGCGCAGAGGATATTGCACGAGCAGCATTGCTTGGTGGTGGTGGCGCATTTTTAGGTAGTGAAGTAAATAATTATCTTAAATACCAAGATGTTCCTGTTGACTTTAATAACATGACGCAAGATCAGATTACTGATGCGCTTGATATTAACTTTAGGAATGACCTTGCTCGTGCAGGTTTGACAGATGCTCAAATCAAAGGCTTTATTGCAAATCCTGCAAGTGTTTACGATGCAGCACAAGCAGTAACTACACCATCTGCTGTTTCTACACCAGTTACAGATAGTGGTACTGTTGCTATTACTGCGCCAACTACACCAACTTACAACACATTAAATACTGTTACAGGATTATTAACTCCTCCTACTGTTACTGTTGCTGCCCCTAAAGCTACGCAACAAGTTGACCAAGCAGTATTAGACCTAGTAAACAGCCAGTTAGCTACTAATGTTGCTACACCAGCAAATGTTCAAGTTACTGCACAAAAGCCAGTAACTAACCAAGACATTGTTAACTCAATTGTCGCTAGTTTGCCAACAACTACACCAACAACTACTCCTGTTGCACAACAAACGATTACTGCGCAAAAACCAGTCACAACACAAGACATTGTTAACGCTATTGTTGCTTCTACACCTGCTGTCACTACGCCTGTTACAACCCCTGTTACAACGCCAACTCAAACAATTACTGCTCAGAAGCCAGTAACTGTACAAGAGGTAGTTAATGCAATTACAGCTACTTTACCTACAGTAACTCCTACTCAGGCTGCTACGATTGCTGAACAAGTGGTCACAAGCAATAGACCAGTAACCACTCAAGAAGTAGTAAACGCTATCACAGCGACATTACCAGCAGTTGTCACACCAACAGTAACAACTCCAACTGTTGCTGAGCAAGTGGTAACAGCGCAAAAACCTGTAACTACACAAGAAGTAGTTAATGCAATTACAGCTACTTTGCCTAATGTTACAAGCACACAAGCACAGAACATTGCTCAACAAGTAATTACAAGTAATAAGCCTGTTACAACTCAAGAAGTAATTAACGCTATTACTGCTACATTGCCAACAACTACTGCTGTAACAACATCTACTGTGCCAACACAGACTATTACAGCGCAAAAGCCAATTACAACCCAAGATGTTGTTAATGCCATTGTTGCTACAGTACCAACAACACCTACTACAGTTCCAACTACAACTATTACTGCTCAGAAGCCATCTAGCATTACAGACGCTATTACGGCTGCAACTATTCCGTTGATTCAACCAAGTACACCATTAACAGTTCCACAAGTAACTGCACAAACAACCACACCAACAGTTGACCCATTAAGGGCTGCTCAATTGGCTGTAACTACTGCTGGTCTGCTTAGTGCGGGTTCGGCTGCTTCTTCTGGTTCTGGTAGTACTCAATATCCAATTGTTCCTGTGCCTGAAAGTTGGGCAACTCCTCCAAAACCAAGTGTTGCGGCATATACGCCATTAGCACCAATTGATTTTGGTAATCGTAATCTACTGATTGGCACTCAATGGGAGAAGTTTCTTAATCCTAACTATGGCAAAGTGCCAGAGCCTGTACAGTACAACCAACCATCAAACTTGAGTTATAACGATTTGATGGGGATTTTGGGTAGCAAACAGGGTATGCCTCCTGCAAGCAGTTTGTCTATCAACGATATTATTTCTGGAATACAAAACCAATATGGACAAGCACCTCGCAGCACAATGGGCTAAAAACCTATTAAATGATGACTTTTTCAAAGAAGTCATAGATAATTTGAAAAAAGAGCAGATTAGTGTAATAATTAACACAAGTGCGGAAGAATCTGATAGGCGTGAAGACGCTTATAGGCACATCAAGACATTGGAACTGATTACAGGACACCTAGAAGGTTTAGCCTCGGAAACTGTGATTAGAGAGAAGAAATGGAAAATTCTATAGTCTAACGACTATCCTCCGTCCAGAAGGTTTCTGGCGATTTTTGAGATGACACATGGAAAACACCAACCCACAAGGGAGTGAAAACCTAAATGTAAACCAAGCTGCTTCAGCATTTGAAGGCATGATGGGTGATTCCGAGGAAGCTGACAACAGCCAATCCGAAGGTCAACCAGAGTACCAACAAGAGGCTGATGAAGTTGAGTATTCTGAGGAGGAATCCGAGGAAGAACAGCCCAAGCCTAGATATAAAGTCAAGGCTGCTGGTGAGGAAGTTGAGGTAGAACTCGATGAACTTATCAAGGGTTATCAGCAAGGTACGGATTACACTAAAAAGTCTCAGGCTCTAGCTGAGCAACGTAAGGCAATTGAAGCCGAGCGTAATCATTTAGAGTATGTGAAACAAGAGCGACAGGCATATGCCCAGAAGTTGCAAGCGTTGGATAGCTTCCTTACGCAGCAAAATCGGGGTGTGGACTTAGATGTTCTAAAGGAAACAGACCCTATCGGTTATGCGGTAGCGGTAGCTGAACAGAATCAGCGTGAGAAGCAGTTAGCAGTAGTCAGGCAAGAACAGCAACGCATTGCACAACAGCAACAAGCCGAGCAACAAGCCTCTTTGCAAAACCACTTACGTCAAGAATCTGAAAAGCTAGTTAGTCTGATTCCTGAGTTGGCGACACCACAGGGTGATGCGGTTCGGAAACAAATCCGTGACTATGCGAAGTCTGTTGGTTGGACTGACCAAGAACTCAGTTCTGTATATGACAGTCGTGCTGTGGTTTCTTTGTATAAAGCAATGAAGTATGAGCAACTTCAAAAGAGTAAGCCTGAAGTAACCAAGAAACTTCAAGCTGCCCCTAAGATGATGCGTTCTGGAACTTCTGCGCCTCCTGCAAGGAATTCACAAGATAAACAGGTAATGCAAAGGTTGCGTGAGACTGGTAAAGTCACAGACGCTGCCAAAGCATTTGAACGATTCTTTTAATTTTGGAGTTTTAAAATGGCTACATATCAAACGTATACCGCTATTGGTCAGCGTGAAGACCTTTCGGATGTTATCTATAACATCAGCCCCACAGACACACCTTTCATGTCTTCCATTGGCAAGACAAAGGCTACTGCTGTGTATCACGAGTGGCAGACTGACAGCTTGGCTGCTGCTTCTTTGTCAAACTACGCAGTTGAGGGTGCAACAGCATCTGACGCTACTATGTCTCCAACAACTCGTGTTGGTAACCGCACTCAGATTGCACAGAAAACTATCAAGATTTCTGGCACTTTGCAGAGCGTAGATAAGGCAGGCCGTAAATCTGAGAAAGCCTATCAACTGGCTAAAGCATCGGCCGAGATTAAGCGTGACATGGAAACATCTTTGTTGAGCAACCAAGTTGCCTCCAATGGTGATTCTTCTACTGCTCGTAAATTGGGTGGTCTGCAAGCATGGTTGAACAGCAACTATGATGGTGGTACTTCTGGTGTTGCTGGTGACTTGGGTACTACTGCTCGTACCAACGGCACAAACCGCACTTTCACAGAAGACATTTTGAAGACTGTCGTTAAAGAAGTTTACGCTTCTGGTGGCAATCCCAAAGTGTTGATGGTCAACCCTGCACACAAGCAATTGGTGTCAGCTTTTGCTGGTATCGCTGCACAGCGTTTCATGGCTCCATCTAACAGCCCCACAACAATCGTGGCCGCGGCCGATGTTTATATGAGCGATTTCGGTACAATTTCTGTTGTTCCCAACCGCTTTATGACTTCTACCAATAGCTGCGATGACACAGCGTTTATCGTTGACCCAGACATGGCTGCTGTAGCTTACCTGCGTCCCTTCCAGACCAACGAGTTGGCTGTGACTGGTGACAATGAGTCTACACAGTTGTTGGCTGAGTACACCTTGGAAGTTAAAAACCAAGCTGCACACGGCATTTTGGCTGACTTGACACCTTAATCTAAGGTGACCTAAAAAATGCCTCAGACTAACCCTCTGGGGCATTTTCTTTTCTAGTCAAACTGATAGAATTGCGCTATGACAAACATTAGAGAAACTGCTGTTCATGCTGATGGTGAGGGTGGAATTGTTATCCAAACTCGTCAAGATGTATCTGCCATTATTGAGCAGAATAAAAAGGAATATAACTCCTTTGATGAACGAGCAAGATGGTCTGACAATTTGTTTGGCAACAAGGTTGCGTCTATTCCTTTGACTGTGATCGATGACCTTAACAAACAAGGCATCATGCGTGGTTATGCTGTTTTGGATGACAAGCGTTTTGCTGCTTTTCTGAATGACCCAATGAATCGTGCATGGCGCACTAGAACAGGAGTTGTATGAGTTTTACTACCTATGCTGAACTACAAACAACTATCGCAGGGTATTTGGCTCGTTCAGACCTGACCACACAGATTCCAGACTTTATTCGTTTGGCAGAGATTCGCTTGCGTAGAGACTTGCGTATTCGCCAGATGTTGAATTCAACTACGCTGACCTGCACTTCAGGTACAGCAACAGTCAGTATCCCTTCTGACTTCTTGGAAGTAAAAGATTT